TTTTAATTGTTCGTCGGCAGCATTTGAAATACGTTGAACAAATGTTTTATCTCCAGGCTGAGTGCTGTTGTACATATCTGAAGTAACTTTCTGCATATTTGCAGAAATACCGGCCATAGACGTATGGACGTTTGTTACTTCATCTTCTACGTTTAATTTATATAAATTGTTGGATATTGTCGCTGCGTCAGAAGATAGCGCTTCTGCGCCTTTTCCGCGATTTCTCTGCGCATCAGCCATTGCTAATGATGCGTTACCCATTTCTTTCAATGCAGAAGCTTGTTCTGCGCCAAAATCGTATGAATTTGCCCTCGTATTTAAGCGAGCGGTTGGTAAAACTGAACTGTCGTATGATGTAAGTTTTGACATCTAATTACCTACAGTAAAGCTAAAAGCGACGGAGCCAACTTAGCTGCGCCAGCTGCAAATGATGAAAGAGAAGGCAGCATATTTGATGCGTTTGTTGCTAAAGAACCATACGCCTTTGTTGTATTTATTTGAGATTGATAATTGTTACTTGTTATTTGAGCCTGCGCATTAGCGTCACTTGCTTGAATACCAAGTATTGCCGCAGCTCTAGAATTGCTTGCTGCCATGTTATCAAGTTTTTCTTGATCAATATAATTTTGTGTTTGAACATTGTAATTAAATGCCGTGTTTAACCTATCTCTGGCAGCTGATGCCGTGCTGTCTGCCAACACATCAAGAGCTGACCCGCTATTCGATGAAACGCCAGAGGCGCCATATCCGGCTATTAATGAACCGTTTAAACGATAAGCTGTTCTATCTAATTCTGCTAACGCAACATCACTTTCATAACCGGAATAAATAGCATTTTTAATCGATATTGTTGCGTTATATTCATCAGCTTTAGCATCAGCTTCAGCTTTTTGTTGTATTGCAGCTTTGTTATAAGCGTTTGCTTGAGCTGTAGCAGCGTTTGCCGCAGCCGTAGCTTGTTGTTGCTGAATTATGGCTTGCATTCCGCTTGCCATAGATATGCCACTTGAAACTAGCCCAAGTGCGCCGCCAATACCGCTAAATATGTCGCCTATGCCAGACATTAGCCGCCATCCTGAGTTTCAAGCTGCGCGACAACCATCAACACGTTGCTTGGCAACGGATCACTTTGACGCCAGAAAATCTGACCTTCCAATTCATAAGATCCGTCCCAGGTCCACCTTTTATCGCCGGTATAAAGAGCGACAGGATTGTCCATTAGATCGGCGCTCGATCTAAAAGGTTCTGGAAAAGCGGTTCCAGATACAGAAGCGACGTTTAAGCCAACAGATTGGAACAATCTGAAAATAGCGCGATGAAAACGCTTTAATTTACCTTGCGCAGTTCCGTCACCGCCACCTGACTCAACGCGCATCGTTCTGCCGTCGCTATTATAGCCAAGGCCGACTTGAACTTTTGTAGCGCTTCGAGAAAGCGTGATTTTACCGGTGCTATCAACTACGCATGTTGGATGAACAGACCCATCCGCCAGCACACTTACAGTTTGGCCTTTAAGCCAAGTAAGACCGGAAACGCTTGTCGTAGACGCGCCACTATATGTTGCGCCACAGTCAACAAAGAACGCGTCGGAAAGAGCATCACCATCTTCCCAATACTTATTAAGCAACTCAACAGTGCGAACCACAGAACCATTAACGTAACGCTGAACAGAAATCCAAAGATCGTCACGAATTGTAGTAGGGGAGGGTATAGCAGCAATGCTTTCAACGACAGGGGGTAAGGTTTGTGCTGCATCGGAGTAGCCGCCAAGCTGATGTTGATGCCAACCCATAATTTCTTGTTCTTTGTCGTACGACATGCCGACTAAAGTGCCGTCATTTCGGACAATCCAAAGAATTGGTTGAGGTGCTTGTTGCGCGGCCATTTGTTTGAGGCCGTTTTTAGTCAAATGCTCTGATACAAGCGAAATATCCGGCGCTTGAAATGTATTGACAATAAACTGATATGCCATCTCGCGAAGCTTGCGGCCAGTTCTTTGCACAAACAGAGTCGATTTACCCATTCTTACTGGATAAACATTGTTTGATCCGTAAGATGTCGTAATCTTGGCGTTAACGTTAGATGGCGTCAGCGCGACCTGAGTTGTCGAAGCTGCGACAACCCATTCGTTAGACGCTGTTCCGACCAACATGCCCCATTCGTCAGATAGTATCCAATTGATGACGTTCATTTTTGCCGATGACAAATTGAACGACAAAGCATTACTATCTGCCACAGTTCCATCTGCGGCTGATACGGCAAAGTTGGTGTAATCACTTGTATTAGATGCGTCGATGCGGTTTGGATATGTCGCTACACCGCCAAACACCAATCTGTCCTGGTGGAAGCAAACAGCATTAGGATAACCGTTCGTCACACCCCATATACCAAGACGCCAAACTGCCGCGGCAGTCGTCGCGCTCGGCGCAGTCGTCCAATTCACCGTCACAACAGTCGCGCTTGTATATCCTGTAATCGTTCCCCAAGCCCAAGTTGAACCCGGTTTAATGCGAACAACGCGTCCTACGTCATTCGCCGTAAACCCTGTTCCACCATTAATGCCTGTCGTGGATGACGCGGTTAAGGTGGCCGATCCGGTAGCTGCCGTGCTGGATGTTAGCGTTGTCGTCGTCGAATTGGTGATTAAATATGGGCCGTCTGTAAAAGTCAGCGTATTGACCGACCAAGAAAGCGCGCCGGTTCTGTTAATTGTTCGAGGTGCGTAATTTTGATGCGCAATATAAAGAACGTCGGCTGACTGAACAAAAGACAATCCGGCCAAATCACTTGCGCCGTAAGGCGTGGGAATTTCATACGGTGTTACGCCGCTTGTCGTCGTTTGAGCGTACCAATAAGTCGCATTTGGCGGCGCATTGCCAGTTGTGTTGGCGATACAAACATATGTTGTCCCGCCATTCGTCACCGCAGCGCCAGGAGTATAAGCCGTCGAGCCGCTATACGCCGCAGTGCCAGAATGTATTAACTGCCCACCTTGCGTATAAAAACGAACGTAATTCGGCCCAAATTCCAAAACGTAAGCTTGCGTAATTGAATACTCAAAAGCTTGTAATCTAACAGCGCTTGTACCTGTTTTAACGTTAGCAATATAATGCGTGCCTGGACGACGGGTTAACCCACCTTGCGCAGTAGGCACATAATTTAAACAAGTCGCTAATGCGTTTTTATATTTCGCAAGGTCTGTGCGACCATACGTTAAAGGCGACCATTCGCCGCCGTTAAAATTGTTTTGGGACCAAGTTGCGCGAGGCATTTATAACCTCGCAATCAGCCAGTCATCATCTGGCGCATCTTCGGGACCGGCTTCGAATGCGTTTGCCCGTTTCGCGTCTCCTACTGCGTCATTATAATCTTTTATGAGAAGTTGTTTCTTTGTATTTGATTGCGTCAAACGCTCGACAAGATCGACAGCAAGCGCCGCGCAAATAACGTTATAAAATGACGGATCAAAATAGTTAACGTCTGTTACGTCTTTAATATAACGTAAATTCATAACGTTACTGTCGTTCGTCAGTATTTTTCGACCTTCAATCTGCCAATCTAAATCATATGTGTTGGGCCGAATAACTCGAATACAATCTGACGGCATTGAAAAAGCATATGTATAATCAAACGCTGGCGCAGTTGAGTCTGGTGCCAATACAACGCGCGTTATTGCAAAGTTCCATTTAAACTTACGCAACTCATCGCGTCTGTTGGAATCGTAGGCGATATTACACGCTCTGGCTTCTGGACTATTATCCAGAATACTCAGAATCGATGTCGCACCAACGCGTTGTAGCGCGCTGTTACATATATCGACTACGCTCTGAGACATTATCCAACACCGACCAGATAAGCATAAAGCGCTGAAGGCGTTCCACCTGTAGCCGCCATCCTTACGTTACCGGCAGGAAGCGCTATAGATGCTTGGCTGTAAGGAAGCGTCGTCGTCTGAACAAGCGATCCAGAAAAGATTGATATGGGCGCCCAAGTGCCATTGGGTGTTTGAATCTGTAAGCTAATTGTTGATGAGCCGACAGTTCCCTCTACCATAAAATGGTATTCGCCGCCTTTAATGGCGACGGCAGAGCCAGTAGCTGAAACGTTACTGGCAAGCACATATGCGTTATCATCTCCGCGCCGAATTGGCATGGGCTAAGCTCCTTACCAAACTTTGTCGCGAACGACTATATAATCATATATTTTCTGAATCGACAGGATCAGTTCTTCTTTCGAAGGAACATTAGCTGTCGTGTTGATGACGACTTCAACATCTTTGTTGGTCGTTGTGGAAGCATCAGTAACTGTGCCGCCACCAATACCAGCGCCGTTGTTAACGCCGAAAAAATAGGTCGCCATTGCTAACTCCTATGAGAGTTAGGGGCGGATAACTAACACCGCCCCTA